TAATTTCGTAAGTTTTCATTTCGTTTTTTTAAGTAGTTAAGGTAAAGTTCTAAATTAAAGTGGCCGTTTCTTTGCCACCATTCTATCTGTTCGATTAGGCTCACCATTGGGATAGTTTTGCTTGTTTGTTTAAATCATCTGCCCTGTCGCATTCGTTCGAATATTCTTCCTCGCTCCAGAAGTCGTAGTCACTAAAGTACTCGCTAACGCAGTCATAAATAACGTGGTACATATCTACGTTAACTAAATACTCATTTTCGTCTCCATCAATGTACTCAATTCCCTCAATTACCGTTACGTCAAGGTCGTAGTCATCACTGGTTAAATTGCTTATTTCGTATTCTAGGGAGAAACTAAATGTTCTTCCGTCAATTTCTAAATAAAGTTCTATTTCGTTTCCTAAGTGTCGGTCAATTTGCGAGTAAATTCTGTTTGCTGTTTTCATTTTGTTTTTATTTAAGAGTTAATTATTACATACATTACTAAGCGGATTCCTGTGTAAAGCGTTAAGGCTAATCCTGCTAATTCTAAATAGGCTTTTTGGTACTCATTCATAGTTCTCGTATTTCAAATGTGTATAAATCATTGTGACTTGTTTCTGCAAGAATTTTATTTGCATAATCTGTAGCATCTTGCAAGTCAAATGCTGTAATAACACTGCACCAAAGTTCATTTTGGTCGTTGTCCTGAAATTCAATTCTGTAATCTTTCATTTTGTTTTTGTTTATTTGGTTAATAATTATACACAAATATAATACTTATTTACATACTACAAAACATTTCAACAAAAAAAATTAAATTATTTTGAAATTTAGAATGATTCTAAATAAGGAATAAGGGGATAACCTTACATAATCTCCGCAAAAATTAGGGAATAACGCTTAATCTTGGAGAATTTTACTTAATTTTAAGGGAATAACCTTAAATAATCTCCGCAAAAATAAGGGTATTACCTGTTAAGGAATTTTCTGCGGTAGATGAACTCTTGGTATTTGGTATAAACAAGATGGTTTACTTTATTGTGCTTGCCACAATCACGACATTTTAGCCAATGGTGGACAGTACCTGATGCGGTTACTACTTTTTTATTGTACTTTTGGTTGGTACCTGAGCATTCAGGGCACTCGAATTTATCTCCACTATGCTGAACTGCATAATTGTGCTGAGGGATGGTATAGGAAGTTAGTTTCTTAAAGACTGCTTCTAGCACTTCGACATCCATTCGGCAATAAGCCACCATCTTATCTAATGCTACCTGGTCTTTCTTAAAAACTATGTCTTTCCACAAGTCCATGCCTCCTGTTTCCATCTTGGCACCTACGTTCAGAAATTTGGCAATATAGTCTAGCTTGTTGCTATTGAAATTAAAGTACCTTTTAGCCCATTTAAGAGTGTCTATGGTCTTAGGTGCAGGCATAACATCAATGCCATGTATTATAGCCCTTGTGCGTATCCATTTAAGGTCAAATCTATCCCCATTATGAGCTACAATCTCATCAGCTTGGTGTAGTACTTTAATGAATTTTTTAATCATGTCCTTATCACTTTGAGATTTGGACCAAGTTAGGCTGTGAATCTCATCCTCCCCCTCCCATTTGTAGCAGATGCAGATTATTGCACGTTCATGGATGATGTCACCTGGGTTAATGGTTAGGTTGTAACCGGATCTCCAAAAGATACCTACATTAAATGAGGTCTCAATGTCGTAAAATAGTCGTTTTCTCATAGCTTTAATAGCAGAGCAATCCTTTGGAACACCCCTTGTTTGATTAAAAACCGAGCTAATGTACCGAGAATAAATGAGACTATTACTATCCACCAATTAATTTTATATTTTACCACCTGCGTAGCCTTGGCAGTTTTCCATTTGGTTTGCCCTTGTATCTTAATAGTTTTGACCCTTTCTTTGTACTCAATCCTTGTTTGAAACCTAGTCTTAGGCACATAAATGTTATTGAAATGTATTACTGTATCCTTAGTAGTAAAGAATTTTTCGTATCTAATCGTATCATTGTGTATCACTGCAAAGCTATCTAATGTAGTTATGCGAATGGTATCACTATCCTTAATAACTTTAAGCCCATTCTTTAGAGCTTTGTTGTAATGGTACTGAGCACGCTTGGCAGGTGAGCAGGCGAGCAATACTAGCAGAAGTGGTAAAAGGTATTTCATAGGTTTTGTAGCATTTCAATCATGCGAGGGCATGGGTATATATCGGATTTGTCTTTTCTTACTGAGTTATGAGTGTAGATACCAGGTGCACCCTCAAAGGCTTTTACATCAATGTTGAATATCTCTGACCGGTATGCCTTAGGGATATTGTATGTTTCGCATAAATATACAAGCAGTTGGCGAGTGCTTTCAATCTGCTCATCAGTGTAACGATACCACGCTGTATGCCCTTTAAATGGTTTGTCAAGTATAGTTACCATTTCTTTCTTTACCTGAGAATTGACGTATGTATAGTAAGCACCATTCTTTTGCTTTAATGGACCCCAGTTACATATCTCAATACCAACTGAAAGTTTGTTAAGGTTGCGGTATGGTAGTTTCTTTACTGCGAAATCTGCCGAATCTATGCCTAGATGCCATGCCCAATGTTTGGAGCTAAAACATTGCACTATCTCACCACTGGCACCGATGACAAATGCAGTAGCTATTCGAGTATCATTGGTATTCCAATAACGTGAGACACCCTTAGCGTCTCCTGAGCCTGCGGTATGGTGTAAATAAATTTGGGATTTGGGGTTAGTTTCTTGGAAGTATTGGTCACTATCCAATCTCACCTGCGTTATCTTGCTTACGTCTAATTTCATCTACTTCTTTTTTTATATCCTTAGCTCTTGAGAATAAGTTTTTCATTGCCTGCCAAATGTTAAGTCCTTTAACTGCGATTACATTTTCGTTAATTGACATTAGTTCTATTGAAATTAAAATTAATGCGAGTACCTTGGTTAGAAGCAATGGCACTGAAAAGAATTTTAACATAATAGCATTAAGAATAAAGCTATCAATCATGTAGAATAGGATAACTGTTACCTGATAAAGTAACATCTTGCTAATAATTGCACTTAGACCTCTGCTAGTTATCTTGACTTTGTTCTTTATTGACTTCCAAATTCCCGAAATAGTATCTAAGATGATTACGAAACCTACCAAAAAAAGCAAGCCTGAGATAGGCATAAGAAAAGTACATACAGTGGCTAGTAACTGTACCCAATTACTCTGCATGGTGGTTAGTAAAATGTTAATTTGAGCTTTCATTCTTGTATACTAATGCGTTAACAATTTGGAATAGTGCCCTTGAAAATAAAGCCACTGACCCGAATTTAAAGTACATTTCAGGCTGAATAAACATAGCAAGGCAAGTGCCTATTAAAGCTAGGTAGTATGTGAAACTGATAAATTTTAAGTATTCCATTATACGTCTAAGATATTTGAAGTAAAATTGTAAAACGTATCAGGGTCTGTGAACACTTTTAATGTTAGGTAATATCTTCCTGATACAGGGTATTCAGCTATCCAGCTTATTCCATCCATTGTCAAAGAGCCATCTGCTACAAAGGAATCATCTAAATACAGAGTGTATGTAACATTGGTAACAGTGATGTCAGGATTGTATCGAAAATATACATACATATTATCAGCATCTACATAGATAGTAGGGCCCTCGGTTAGAATTACTAACTGATTATCGTCATCTATTGAGCTTATATTAGTCTCTCCTGAGTAGCTTGTTATTAACACATTGCCGTATCCAGTGCCATCATCATTAACAGCACCCATGCCAAACCCTGTTTCTGCATCAAAGGGGATGCCCCATCCATTACTTGCCATTTTTATCTTTTGTTTGCAACCATACCTTGAGTTTTACCACGTTGGTAGGTTTTGGTTTATATTGTTTTGAGCTGCTCATAAATTTGCATTGTATCATCTACTAGAATAATTCCCTTATCAGTTTCCACGTGGACCTGAGTTTCACTAATCACCTCAATAGGTCCTGTGATAGTGTAGTCAATTTCGTTGTATGTGAATGTATTAAGCATATAGTGTATGTAAGCCCCATTGAATTTGTCCTGTATCTCCTGCATTTGAACATTGTATTGTGTACAGAAAATAATTATCTACTGCAGGATTGATAACACTTGTTGAATAAGTACCATTGTTAATCATATCACTAATTATAGTACCTGCAAATTGAATTGAGATGTTACCTGCGCCATCCCAAAATAAATGTCTTTCAAGTTGTCCTAAGGTGTTGGTTGCAGCTATTTGTATTTGACCTAGAAATGTGGCACCACTTAAAGATACGCTAGTATTTCTATACATACCACAAGCAATTACTCCTAAAGCTCCTGATATTCTCCTACCTCTTGCCTTTAAATGTATCATACAAGGCTTACCTGTTACTAAAGTGTTAGCAGGTATTAAGGTATTTGCACTAATTGTATTAGCAATAGTACCTGTTACGTTTGTGCCTATGGCAGATAGTTTGTTGCTAGGTAAACTTATATCTCCACTACCTAGTAGTGAGGTACCATTAACTGTCTTAATGGATGTACCTGATACTAAAGTATCTTGCTTCAACCCCAATGCAGTGCTAGTTGCCGTACTCACTGGCTTGTTGGCATCCGATGTATTATCTACATTGCCTAAGCCAACAGCACTTTTATCTAATGTTTGGAATGTCTTATCGCCTCGGTAGTATTGTGAAGTTGTGCCTGCGGTAATGCTTGGCTCTTTACCATTAAATGTAGTCCAATCAGCTGTACTCAAAGCACCTCTTTTAGTAGCTGATGCGGTAGGTAAATTAAACGTATGAATAGTGCCACTGGAAGCCACATTGAAATCACTCCCTGTAGTGCCTGTGCTAATGGTTTGCACTGCATCAGTTAACCCATTTAATGCAGTCATTCCTGTGCCTGCCATGATGCCTGCTTGCTGAGTAACAGTAAAGATGGCTGATGCTGCGGATGGAGGAGGCAAAGCACCAGGATAGTAAGGCATGGTTACAGCAGTATTAGTAACACTCCATACAAGCTCGTAGTAATCTCTGCCTACCGCATCTATTAAATAGTTCCAAGCAGATAAGACATGACCATGAACACCTCCATGTGATGAAGCTACAGATATAAACCCTGCGCTTCCTGCTACATCAGTACCATTTTTTCTCAACCAAATAGTAACATCATACTCTTGTGATGAGCTGTTTTCTAATTGCACCGAAAATTGTAGGTTATATATACCTGTATTCGCTATGGTTATTCTGCTGTTAGATACTACACTTACCCCATTTGAATAGTCTAATGTTCTGAATTTAATAGGGTAACCTGTATTTGCAACTGCTGCAGTCTGTGTTACATTATCTTGGTATTGACCATAGTACCCTGTAGGAGTAGCACCACCACCTTCTATAGTAAGGTCACCACTGCCGAGCAATGAATTTCCGTTAATGGTCTTAATGTTTGTACCGCTTACTAACTCCTCTTGCATACCATCCTTAGCTATCTCAATAGCTTCATCGAATAGCTCCGACAAATCATCAGGATTCATCGGATATTTAGTAGGTTTTATGTTATATGCTGTTGCCATTAAAGTACCCAACCAATGTTATAGTTATTAGTATCAGGGAAAATATCTCCATTTGAATTGGAAGTGTATTCAGGGAAAATGCTATTGTTAAAATTCAAATAATCAATCAGTCTCTCGGTGTAATGTTGTGCAATCTGCCTTTCTTTGTCAATGAGTAGGTTAAGTTCCTCCCTTTCAATGTTCATAGCATTTTCAGAGTTATGCTTATAGATTCCTTTGTTAGCTATTGTGTAGGCTGCGAATGGTAAGTACTCAACCATAGCCCAATGTATTAGCACTGGCTTGCAATATGTATTTAACAAGGTAGAATAAGGTAATTGTATCTCATCTATTCCTGTGATCTCCACATCACAATCACCACCACCACCTGAGATAGTTACAAAGTCACCAACTACATACCCACTTCCTGCCGTATCTATGGTTATAGCTGTAACAATACCACCAACCGCAGTAATGTTAAGCAACAATCCATTACCACTACCTCCCACAGTTGGCACCGCAGTACCTGTAGAATAACCTGAGCCGACTGCATCAATAATGGCAGAGGTAACAGCTCCAAAACCCGAAGCAGTATTTAAGATGTCCGCCTTTAATTTATTGAATAGTTGAGTACCTAAGTAGTTTTGTAAGTGAATGTCCTGAGCAACTTTTATCCATTGGATGAAGTTATCAGTATCTACGTTACCATTGGTAGCTGTAAACTTAACTAGGTCTTGTCTTGTTATTAATAGTGCTTCCATTATTTGTTATAGTTTGGATGGTGACCATTGTTAGGCATATCAATAGGAGGTGTGTTTGCATCCCCTGAGCCCCTTGGGTTAGGCATATAGCTCTTAGGGATGGTAGCCACTTTCTCCGATGAGCTTAATGCTTTATCAGGTCTGTACGTTCCGTCCGTATTTTTCTTTAATCTGTAAAGATTCTCAGTCCAAAAATGTCCACAATTTACCCCACCTTTGAATTTGAATAAATCATAAGGTTGCCCCTCATGTCCTAACTCTTGATTGATACCTGCGATACTAGCTTGGTCAATGTCCTCTAAACGGTACACTACCCCATTAGCTGTACGTTTCATCATTTGTTTGCAGAAGTCTCTTGAATTGTCCTTATTATACCTTTCAGAGTATCTATAACGTACCTTGTAAATCTTTTTATCTAGGTAACTGAATCCATTAGGGTTGCTTTTAATGAATCCGCTTAACTTTTGTAAGGTTGTTTCCTTTGGTTTAATCATTTTGGTAGCCCATTCCTCAGTGCTTTCGTTGCTTTCTGAGTATTCCCTAGAATCTACTAACTCCCATTCATCCTCATCGTTTAGCTCACCACCTAAGTTGTTAAGTACATCAGCTAAAACCTCATCAGATACATCCTCTTTTTTCATTTGAGTAGGTACCAAGGTTGGTTTCAACCCTACCAAAGCTCTAATCTCATCAGGGCTCATAGATTCTAATACCTTATTAGCTACCAATGGTGACATCATGTTAATGGCATCAGTTACTTTTGTAGCCTCATCAGTAGTGGTCAATCCTCCTGAAGCATCCAATGGATTCAATGTTTCAAAATACAACTTTAAAGATATTCCGTTAAAGGCTAAAACCTTATCGAAAGCATCTAGCATTACCTCCTGAAGTGGAGTAATTACCATGTTATTAAATAGGATAGCACTGTTTTTAAGCTCATCAGCATTTGCAGAGAAACCTGTACTCGTAGCAATGCCAAACAATAAAGGCGAAGTGACGTTATGGCCTATTAGAATCTTGCGTACGCACTCCTCAGATAGATATTTGTAAAGTTCAGGAGCCTGCTCTACGGGCATATTTTCAATAGTGGCCGCTGTTTCTTTTGACGTATTAAATGATACTACTAACTTATCCCCTTGTGGACCGGTTAGCTTATTCATTATATCACTCTTAATCATCTGCTGTTGCTCCTCAGATGGCACGCCATTGTTAAAATTAATTATGGTAGATGGCGAGAAGTTGCTTTTAACTAGGTTAATCATGTAGTCAGAAGTTTCCTCTTCTAACACTGTGTAAGGTAGTGCGCCTTGGTAGTCAGGATAGGCATAGTATTTCATTCCAACTGAATAAGGCTTAACATAAAGTATTTCAATCTCATCCTTAGATGTGCCAAAAGACGCTATTCTAACAGGTGTGTATTTCTTTACTTCACTCCAATTATCAGAGTAAAAATAACCTGTAATATCTCCATCCTCATTACACTTTTCAGCACGTAATAAATGCACTGGGATATGCAACGCCTTAGCTATTTTCTTATGGTCCTTTGTATAAAGAATTTGGATAGCAAACTGACCCAACATTTTGAAGTCAAGAGCCATTTTGCGTACATCCTCTTTGTCAAAAATAGACATCATTTGTGCGTACTCATTTGGCTTATTACCTGCATCCAATGCCTTTAACCCTTTTCCGTAAACTAGCCTTGCGATGTTGTTAATTACTGCTGAATTGGTGGTGCTGTTAATATACCTATCCATCAACCATTGAAAGTGCATATTATTTTCCCCATACTCAACCCACTCATTTTTATTGGTTTCCTTAATGATAGGTGCTTCGTATGCGGCAAGGTTTATTACATGAATGTTATCCATTTTTAGTACATTAAAAAGTCGTTAGTAGTTTGGTTTCCTAGGTAACCATTCAAATTCGGTGAGTAGTCTTTAGCTAATTGGTCAGTGCAGAAAATTCTATCTCTGTACACCTCAACACCCATTGCATCCTTTAAGATTAATCGATAGTAGTGTCCCTCTTTGCAGTTGAAAATTGCATCTATTTCATCAAAATAATCACCAGGTGTATAGGTAGTAATTATTACTTCTATTGTTTTATTGGTGCTTTCGTCAGTAAGGTACATGGTGTCCACCGTACTTTCCCTAGGGATGAAAGAAATGGTTTGGTCTAATACTTTCTCGGTAGTTATTACTATCATAGTAATATAACTCACTTAACCTAAATTTGTTTCTAAAAAAAAAGGGAGGACAATAGCCCCCCCTCTTAAAATAGTGTATGTTACTATTAAGTAGTAACCAATGTAGGTCCACCCAATAAAGTCAACAAATCAGCTTCGGTAGAACAATCTAGGAAGTTAGCAGGTTTCTCTTCCATGGCTTCAAAAGTAATTTTGTAACCATTGAAATCACCATAAGCAACTCCGCTTTCTACAGACCCTGCAGTTGCATCACAACCACGTTGTAAACCTGCAATAAAGAATTGATTTCCATTAGTTCTAACAACTATGTGAGGACGTCCGTAAGCCAAAATTTTGAATTGCTTGTGAAAAACTGGGTCTTGTCTTTTTAACTCAGCTGTGATAGTTTGAGTAAAGAAAGTAGTACCGTTATCACGAGAAGTGTTCACAGTTGTATTGAAACCATTGTTACCTTTCAACTCATATTTGTAAAGAGAGTTAATAGCTCCACCAATAGCTGTAATTTGGTCTTCAAAACCTGCAGTTGCATCGTAAGTTACATCACCTGATGGTGCTGCGTCTGGGTCAAAATCCCCAAAGTTAATTAGGTAGAGAGCTTGGATTCCTGAGATGGAATCTTTACACTGCTCCGTTCTACCATTTGCTATGAAACAAGGCATATTATTTAGTATTAAAGGGAGGCTGTTAC